AAGTCAGCTTTTTGGATTAGTTTAGTAGCTAATGAAGGTGGATTCGCACATCAAGGGAAAAAATGTCATGCGTTTATCAACGAGGAGCCTGCTAAAAAAACTTATGTACGATTAGTATCTAGTTGTACAGGAATAAAAAAAGAACAAATAATTGAAAGAAAAGAAGAAGTTATAAATCTTTGGGCCCTAATAAAACATAATGTTTATGTTTATGATTGTGTAGGAGTAACCATGGATGATTTAAATAACTATTGTGATGAAAATGAAATTGATGTAATAATCATAGACCAATTAGATAAAGTTGGAATCTCTGGAAGATATGATGCACAACACGAAAGATTAAAAGAAATATATAAACAGGCAAGAGAATTGGCAAAAAGAAAAAATGTTTTAGTAATAGGTGTTAGCCAAGCTAGCGCAGAAGCACATAATCAACAAAAAGTAGATTTTAATTGGTTAGATAATTCTAAAACAGGAAAGGCAGGAGAGGCTGATTTAATTATTGGTATTGGAAAACCTAACGATTCTGAATTAGATTATGATAGGTCACTTTACTTATCAAAAAATAAATTAACAGGAGAACATGTTTACATTCCTTGTTTTTTAAATCATTTGCTATCGAGGTATGAATGATAACTACATTAGATATAGAGACAACATTTCAAGAAGGGGACCCAAGTCCATATAACGAAAAAAATAAACTTGTATCAGTTGGTATAAATGATGAATACTATTTCTTTGAACATAAAGATAATAGAAATGGACATGACAATCGTAAAAAAATACAAGACATACTTGATAAATCAAAATTAATAATAGGTCATAATTTAAAATTTGATATGAGTTGGCTCTATTGGGTAGGCTTTAAGTATGATGGTGAGCTCTATGATACCATGATAGCAGAATACATTTTACAAAGAGGTAATAAATTTGATAAGTTTCACAAACGAATATCTTTATCACTTAAAGAATCTTGTATAAGAAATAATTTACCCGTAAAGTCAGACATATTATCCAACTATACAAATGATGGTTTTAATATAGATGAGATTCCAATGAAAGAGTTAGAGGAGTATGGTAGAAAAGACGTAGAGATTACATACAAACTTTATAAAGCTCAGGCATTTAATTATAATAAACAGCATAACAAAAAACTCATACCCGTAAGAGTAATGTCTAATAGATTTTTAAAAGTTATTATAGACATGGAGATGAATGGTAACTGTTTAGATTTAGATTGTTTGTCTAAAGTAGAAAAAGATTTAACAGAGCAATATTACAAACATAAAAATCACATAGATAATATTACAAAAGAGGTAATGGGTGACACGCCTATTTTAGTTTCTTCAGGTGAGGATTTATCTAAAGTAATTTATTCTAGGCAGATACAAGATAAAGATGTGTGGTCTAGTATATTTAACATAGGCATTGATTCAGAAACAGGAAGAGCAAAAAGAAAACCTCATATAACTGACCCTGAGTTTAGAGGTATAATAGATAAGCACACGGATTGGGTTTACAAAACAATAGCTAATGACTGTCCTGAGTGTCAAGGATTAGGTTTAGTTAGGCACACAAAGGTAGATGGCACACCCTTTAAAAGTATGAACAAATGTAAAAAGTGTAAAAGTTTAGGTAAATTATATGTGGAAACAGAGGCAGTTGCAGGATTTAAAGAAAAACCTAGGGGAGTTATGGATGTTATTGAAGGTGGTTTTAAGACAGATAGATTCGCTCTGGAAAGAATTAGTAAAAACTCTGTTGGAAAAACAAAAGAGTTTGTTGATTCACTAGCTAAGTTTAACGGTGTCTCTAAACTACTTAATACTTTTGTTACAGGATTACGAGATAGTGTTAGACCAAGTGGTTTGATTCATCCATCATTCAATCAAATATCTACTGCAACGGGAAGATTATCTAGTTATAGTCCCAACTTTCAAAATTTACCTAGAGATGGTGGAATAAAAAAAATTATAATTTCTAGATTTGAAAACGGTAAAATATTTGAAGTAGATTTTGCACAATTAGAATTTAGAACTGCAGTGTTTTTAGCACAAGATAAACAAGGCATGGAAGATATTAAGAATGGTGTAGATGTTCATCAATTTACTGCAGACATCATAGGTTGCACCAGACAAGAAGCAAAGGCACATACATTTAAACCTTTGTATGGCGGAACTAGTGGTACAAAAAATGAAAGAAAATACTATAGTGCATTTTTAAAAAAATATAAAGATATTGCCAAATGGCACGTTCAACTACAAGAAAAAGCTATAAGGACAAAGATGGTTGACATACCTAGTGGTAGAGAATACTATTTTCCCAACGCTGAGAGAACTCATTGGGGCTCTACTTACAGCACTCTAATTAAAAATTATCCAGTTCAAGGTTTTGCTACTGGCGATATAGTTCCCATGGCATGCATAAATATTTGGAAATTGATGAAACAAAACAAAGTAAGAAGCTTGCTAATAAATACTGTACACGATTCCGTTGTTGCAGATGTCCATCCTGATGAGCAAGACCTGATGATATCCATATTTCAAGATGGATGTAATAATGTAAAACAATCACTAATGGACTATTTTCAATGTGATTTCAATGTTCCCTTAGACACCGAAATAAAAGTTGGGCCTAATTGGCTTGACTTGAATATAATATAATCTACTATAATAACAAATATCACACACAGTGTGGAAGGATAAAAAATGACTAACGAAATATCGAAACTAGAGGGCATGTCAAATGAAAAACTTATGAGTTTCATAGGGCAAGCTCCATCTACAAAACCCATGATAGCTACTTTAACTACCACTAAAAGTGGTGCTATGGATGATGAAAAAGGCAACCCTATCAAAGGTGGTTTGTTTTTAATAGAAGGAACTACCCACGGGATTATGATTGCTGAAACATTATTTTTCAGACCTTTATACTCTAACTATCAGTACAGAAAGTTTGACAAGGACAACAACGAGAATAATTGCAAATCAATAATGTTTGGAGATTCAGATTGGAACGCTGAGAAACCAGACACTAATGGAACAAGTGCTTGTGGTAGTGTACCTAAAAAACTAAGGCATACTTTAGACGGTGTTGAGGCACGAGAACAAGAAAAAGTAAAGTGTAATAAGAATCTTTGGGGTCTGGTAACAGCAAAGGGGGTAACTCTTAGCGGAGAAGAAGTATCTATTACAGAAGAGCCTATGCTATATGAAGCTAAAGGTTCTAATTTTATGCCTTTACTTGAGGTAATACGAGGCTTGAGTGCTCGTAACAGTGTAATGAGCAGATGTATTTTAGAATTTTATGGGACAGAAAGAAGAGTGTATGCAGAGGGCGGTAAGAACTCTTCACCTTATTATGTTGTAAAAATTAAAGATACATTTAAAAGAAAAGATTTGTCTGATAACGACTTACAACTTATCACTAAATTTAGAGAAACTGAAAAAGTTGAGAACGAATACGTTATGAGCAAATACAAAGAAAAAAACAAACAGAAGGGAGACGTTTTAGATGATGACATAGTTGCAGAACTTGAATCTACTAAATAATGACTTTTCTAGAAAGAGTTAAGTCTGTCTTGGTAGAGGCGCAAAGGAGACCAATTAAGATTCCTCCAAAGATTCAGCACGAGTTTGCTAAAGATTGTTTGTTAGCCGTACAAAAACAATTTACAGGTAATCGTGAATCTGATTTTAGGATTAGGATGTCTAATGTTGGTCGCCCTTTGTGT